TTAACATAACATACATAATATGCACTGAGGTAACAGTTCGTTAACCTGACTCATTGACACCGCTAGACCACCGCAAAGCATTGATATTGTTCTTAATCCTAGCCCGTTCTGCTTTTTTGCAATGCTTTCCCACAGCGCTTTGATGCGTGGGTTCTCGTTGCGGTCTGCGTGACATCCTAACAATGCAATTTCGGGATCAATTCCTGCTGACTCAGCTAGAAAAACTGCTTCATCATCAGAGATATAGCGTATCCCTTTGCGCATTTCGCTGATTCTAGGTGATGGTAGATTCAAATCATGTGCAATTTGCTTGTCTTGTATGTAGTTTTTCGCCTTTTTGTAAGCATCTAATAGCTGGCTTTGATACATAAATGACCCTCCTTTTTTCCTGATTTTAGCCCATAAGTTACGAAAAGCCGTATCTTGCATTTACGATTTAACGTATCTAGATTTACGAAAAATCGTATCAGACCACCTTGGGCGCTAGACCTTAACTCTTCCCCTTGGTGGTCTCCCAACCAGTTAAGGCGGTTATCATGCAAGCACTCAATCTAGACAACGCAATCATTTTGGACACTGAGACTACAGGTCTTGACTCTGACGCTCGTATTGTCGAGGTGTCAATCATCGATGCTCAAACTGGCATCAAGCTCTATAGCAGTCTTGTTAACCCCTTATGCTCAATCTCTCCAGAGGTTACTGCAATCCACGGCATTACTAACGATATGGTTATTGATATGCCTACTTTTGATAAGGTCTGGAACGATATCAAAGGTTATTTATCTGACGCAGTTATCTACGTTTACAACCTTGATTTTGACTATCGCATGTTTGCGCAGTCTCTACGCCCATTTGGCTATCCAGTTGCTAATCTTGTTCGCTTTTTCGGCGGTGGCGTTTGTGTTATGCGTTGGTACGCTAATTTCTACGGCTCTTTGTGCGGCAATGATGTTACTCCCCGTTTTCAGCGTTTAACCAACGCTTGCTATCAGCAAGACGTTGATACTTCTGATTTAACGGCTCATCGCGCTTTGGCTGACTGCGAAATGACTCGCCGCCTAATCAATGCCGTCAACGGTAAATTGGCTTAGGCGGTCATCATGGGTGATTTCATCTACTACGACAACGAACCCAACATCGGAATTAACGTGTATTTCGTTTGGGGGCATCGTTTCTTTAAAAACTGGCCTGAGTTTGAGCAATATCTTGCCGTTCACTATGGCTCTGACCCATATCAACTGGTTGAAATCACTAACGAAAACTACAACGAATTGCTGTTAAAGGGGGTCTTTCATGCCATGTAAGCACCCTCACCATGACACGGTTCGCCCTGTCAAAGTTGACCACTTGGCTTTTACTTTCGCCTATGCGGACTTGCGCCACTTGGACAAAAGCAACGACCAAGACTTTATCAATTTACAAATGCCCGTGTACCACGAGCCAAAAACCAAAACCAAGGAACAAGGCGCGGTGTGCTCTACCTTGGAACAAATCGAGCGCCATATGGAAGCGCACAAAAACAAAGTGTCAAAGATGCTCTTTCATCGCTTCGATTTGTTCATGTCCAAAATCATGGGCTTTCGTTTATCGCCTATGCGTGGTCGTGGCCTTCATGGTTACAACGATTCTATGGTCATTCTCGATATAACCGGACAAGTTGAGTGCGGCCTTGTCGGAATTGGCGGAAACAACGATACCGTTTTTGTCCAAATCAACGGCACGGGGTGCACAAAACTTTTCGACCGTATCGACTCTAAGAAGCTTCATTGGTGGCTTGCTCAGGTTCTTGGCATTACTCGCTTAGTTCGTCTCGACTTGGCCGTGGACGATTACACCGGAAACTTCGACGCCAAGTATGCAGAGAAATGTTTTTATGAGGGAGCATTTCGCACTGCTCCAAGGGGTCAAGGTCCCTCAATGGTTCCTCATAAACGCATTACAGAAAACGGCGCTTTGATGGAAGAAGCTACGATTGTCGGCTCTCGTTCCTCGGCGATTTACTGGCGTATCTACAACAAAAAGCTTGAGCAAAAAATTACTGACCCTGACCTGATTTGGTATCGAAACGAGGTTGAGCTGAAAAAGTGCGACATCGAGCTTTTAGCCAACCCTGCCGCCTCTTTTGCGGGTATCTGCCCTTTCGCGGCCTCTATCGAGTGTACGCCTCCGGTTAAGTTCTCTCGCAACAAAAAGGCTCAAGGTCTTGAGTTTATGGCTCGCATCGCATGGGTTCGCCGTCAATGTGGCGTGGCGTTAGCGGAAGTTATCGCCATGACGCAAGGCGATTTAGGCGAAGCATTCGGGATGCTTATCCCTCACAAACATAGACGCCCTGACTTTGAATTGCTCGGCGTTCCTGATTCATACACACAACTGAAAAACACACTATGGAGTTAAGGTAATGGCTAACATCACTGGCATCGTCATCAAAACATTTCCTAAATCGGGCACCACGATTGCAGAACTGAACGTTCTGCGCCCTGTTGAAACCGTCAACGTTGAGAAGTTTGCTCAATACGGTTTAGGGCTAAACACGGATATTCCTTTCAACAAGCAACCGCTGCGTATTGAACCTGCATACGCCAAGCGTTTGATTGAAACACGCGCTTTTGTTCCTAACCGTGAATATGACATTCGTTTTGGTAGCAACCCTGACGACCCATTAGAAGTCGTCGCGGTTGAGCTCATCCCCAAGGATGAGGACTTAAAGAAATACATGGCTGAAACATTGAAGAAGTAGGTCAAGAACATGAGTCATTGCGTGATTGCTTACAACGGTTATTTGATGCTTGCGCCTCAAGGCTTTGATTGCACTTACGTGATGCTCACTCCCTCGGAGCTAGACGACATTAAAAATGTTTCGTTTGGCTCTTTAACCATCGACTCACAACTTTACTCTGATTTGACGGCGTATCTTCTACTGTCATTTTTTGGTGGTCATGTTTTGGGTCGATTAGTAAAAACCATGGGGCGTCGATAGCCCTAAATCCTTAAATCAGTTGGAGAAATTCCTATGAAATTTCGTAACATGGCTAAAAAATTCGGTGTTGTAGTAGCAACTTCTGTCCCTGCTTCTTTCGCTTTTGCGGATGATCCTATCACCGAACAACTCAAGGGCGCGATTGCGTCCGGTCAAGCAAATTACACCATGGTGGTGATTGGTGTCATTGGTCTTGCCGCTATCGCCTTCGGCCTTGGTCGTATCCTTGGCATCTTGAAGTAATCGTTATGGTTGCTTTTGTCTCCGATGCTCTAACCGTTGTGGTGGCTGTGGCTTATTTCATGGCCTTTGCATACGGCTTTTACACCGGAGTTAACGCCTCCTAAATGGGGGCGTTTCCTCTTAGGGGGCTTTATGCTGCGTTCAATGACCAATACCTTCATTGCGATACTTGTATTTATCACCCTTTTTTTACTTGGCTCACTGCCCCACGCCAACGCGGCGTCATGCCCAATTGGCGATACTCCTTCTCTTAAATGGCCTCTCGGCACTTCTTATATTGCCTCTGCTTGTGTCAATGGCTGTCGAGCGGTTGAGGGTTCAGCAGGTCAAAACACTTGGACTTGTAACACTTCAGCAGGTTATTGCACTGGCTATTTCACAACAACGGGTGATAGCTGCTCTGGCTCTGATAATACTGACGGCTCTTGTGATGCTAACGGTAACTGTACAGGCTCCGGCGGCACTGGTGGTGGTACTAATGGTAACGGTCTAGTCAATGTTCCTATGCTGCCTTATTCAGTTATTCAAGGCACTGATTTATCTAAGGCTTTTGAACACACAGTGAAATCTTTAAACAATCAGAATGAATACGTTAGAAGAGAAATTGAAAGTTTAAAGACTCAATCCATTAACAAACTACAAGGCATTTATAACTCAGTTACCGCTAATACTTCCGCTGTTAAAGCTTCTCAGCAGCACGTTACCGATACTCGAAACGAATCCGTTAAACAAACTCTTGAGTTTTATAAGCTTAATGAAAAAGCTCAAGAACTCATTATCACATCAGGCAATATCATCGGCTCTATCTCAAGCATGACAGGGGCTCTTTATAATACTTCTAATGGTATTTCGAGTGCCGTTCGTGACGTTCGAGAAGGTTTAAGACCGATTGAATTTGGAATGAATGACGTTAACCAAAAGCTTCAACTGGTTAACGAAAACCTCGCAGGTTTAAGTGAGGGTTTGTTCTATACCATGAATGACAACACAAACAAGATTGTCTCTGCTATTAACGCCAATGGTGGCGGCTCTGGTGGTGACACTGATTTATCCGGTGTTCAGTCTGGTATTGATTCCATCAAAACAGGCATTGATAACTTAAATGGTTTACTCAGTGGTAACGGATTATCTAAGCCAGGCATTGGCTCTGGTGTCGATTTCGGCGAGCTTCCCCTCTATGGTGAGGATGCTATCACCAAGCTCAATACTGAAATTACCGATTTACAGAAACAATACTCGGAAAAGACAAAAGAGTTTAAAAAGCTCTTTTCCTTCGACATTACCAAGCTAGAAAGCGGCCAATACAAAGACCATTCTTTAACGTTTAAATTCGCTAACGGTGCCACGACTAAATTCACGTCTGGGGTCTTCCCTGCTTTGGTTGACAACGCCGCCTTGATTTCATCCGTCATCTTATTTTTGGCTGCTTTTGCAGGTATCAAGACCATCATGGGGGAGCGTGAGTAATGCAATTTTTATTAGATTTGCTTGGCGCTATTGCCAATGCAGGTGACACGGTCACTGAATTTTTCAAGTCTATCCCTGATTACTTCGGTCAACTCGTCGTTTGGGGCAATGCTTGGTATGTCAAACTCAAGTTTCTTTGGCTGATTTACTCGCTTGAGCTTGCCTATAAAACGGCGGAGTACCTTCTCAATGACATTGGCTTTAACGATATGTTAGCCAGTTTCTTTAATGCCCTACCGGATGAAATCCGTTATTACGCTTTCATTTTCAAAATCCCTCAAGCTATCGGGATTTACTTCAACTGTCTTGCTACTGCGTTTGTTTGGAAAATTACGAGGTTCTAACCATGGCTATTTTTATTCGGACGGGAGCCAACGGGTCGTACAAGTCTGCTTATGTGGCCTACTTTGTCATTTTAGAAGCATTGAAAGCAGGTCGAGTGGTTGTCACCAATATGCAGGGGTTTGAAACGCTCGATGTTATCGAAAAGCGTTTTGATATTACGTTCCCCTCCACTACTCGCCTAATCCGTATCTTCAGCCGAGACAAGAATGGTATCGAGCTTTGGCAGCATTTCTTTTGTTGGTGCCCGATTGGTGCGCTCATCGTGATTGATGAGTGCCAAGATATTTTCTCTAAGAACATCGGCTTTCGTATGGAGAAGGTGTTCTATCGTCCGTTGTCCGATTTTCTCCCTATGTTGCCGCCTGACTATGAGAGCTTTTTTAATGCTCGCTATCTCCCTGCGGATATGTCCAAGCTGCAAGCTTGTGAGATGGACGACAGGGGGATAGCCGAATATGACGAAACAGGCCGGATCATTTATCCCTTATCATTTAATGAGGGGTTCATGCGTCACCGCCATTACAACTGGGATATTCACTTGCTTTCGCCTGATTGGGGGCAAATTGATTCGGCTATCCGTGCTTGCGCGGAAGAATGCTATTTCCATAAAGGCCGTGACGCCTACTTTTTTGCTCGAAGAAAGCCCCTGATTTACCGTCACCCGAAAAACGTTGCCACATTGGTTATCCCAAAAGGAAAAGATCCCAACGTCTTTCCTCAAAAAATCCCTCTCGATGCTCACTTGCTCTACAAGTCCACGTCAACGGGGCAAGCGAATCAATCAGGTGCAATCAATATGCTGCTAAAGAATCCCACCATCTTGGGCTCTTTGCTGCTTGGTATACTTTCAATTGGGTATTTTATCTATGCGTTTTCCGGTCTGGTTTTTGGTTCTTCTAAGACGGTGGCGGACACGTCCGCGCAAACGTCTAACACTTCCGTTTCTCAGTCGCCCGATAGCGTTCCTCAAACGGGTGGGCAAAATGCTCCTGCTTTATCTACTGGTGGGGACGGCCATCAAGCTAGCCCTGTTTCCCCTGCTCCATCTCATCGGATTGATACCATAAAGCAAATGCTTGGTCTTTATGACTTGCAGACCCTCTATTACACCGGACACACCACACGACAATCCCAAACTAAGGGCTTTCAGTTCTTTGTCACACTGGAGGCCAAAACACCGGAGGGAACCTATTACCTAGACGATGCATTCTTGAGGGCAAACGACATTGCTTATGTGCATTACGATGACTGTCTACTCAAGCTCACGAAAGAAAACATCACTATCAACGTAACCTGCAAGCCGATACTGCGCGAGGCGGTGCCTGACGCGAGTCAGCCGCCGCAAGTAAAGTTAGGCGCGCTCTTTTAGGTGATCATATGGAACAAATCGTTATTACTGTCGACCAGTTCGCCACATTCATGGAAGCGGCCTTTTTTTCAAACGTGCTCGCGGTCTTTCTGGCGCTATTGCTCTATGACCTATTGACCTGCTTTCTGGTGTCGTTCTTCACGCGCATGCGAGAGAGGATGAAAAAGATATCCACAGAATCTGTAGATAACTAGGCCGCTTATGCGGCCTTTTTAATGTTTAAAAAATGGTTTAATCAGATTGAAGCCGTCCGCCGCAGTCATCAGCTTTGCTGATGCGAGGAGACGGAATTTCTGCAATGCCCATCTAGACAGCGGTCGCTGTGAAGCTAATTTTTTCCCCGACTATCTCGCGCCTCAGTGCGCGACTTTCGAGCTTCGCTCGATGCCCCGCAGGGACTAGGCCATAACGTTAGCCTCAACACACTCTGAACGTATGCTACTGCATATCCGAAACACTCTAAGCGTTCGCGGCGGTTCGCTTGATTGCTAAAGCGCGCTAGTCAGTCAAGTGATCATCAATACTCTTGCACCAGAAAAAATACCCTTCGCCCTGCCAAGCCATAAAAGAAGTTTCAGCAAACGCAGTGGGTAGCAGCATTTTCTCGCGGAACTGGCCACAACTAGGCGCGGCGAGAGTCGAGCAAGCCTCATTCTTTGGGTTTTGTCTTTTTGGTGTCGTGCGCTTAGCGCGCGCACAAGGAGTGGACTACGACGCGGAGCAGCGCAAAGCGCCGACCCCCGCGCTGTATCACGGGGGTAGATTCCACCACACTCCAAGGCTTCAGCGTGTCTTTTCCACCATCGAGCAACTTTCCTTTCTTAAAAGAAAAAGCCGCCTAAGTTGGCGGCCATTCATTGCAAGCAAAGGTGTCTATCATCTTGAATCTATCGTTCATCGCAAACACTAAACGACAGACTTGCGGCATTCAATACTCTTCTGTATAAAACGCGATGGGCAACAAAGTGCTTATGCAATTGTTGGGGTTATTAGTTGCATTAGTATCATTACATCAAGTGATTAGACGGTTTACGGCCTGCTGTAATACTTATTAAAGTTTGAGTGTAAAGTAAATGAGGAATGAAAATATGATTAAAGAATTTTATATCAATAACCTATACGATGAGAGAAATGTCAGAATACCCTTTGACTCTGAATATAAGATAATTGTTGCAGAGAATGGATATGGAAAAACAACCATATTAAACTCTTTTTACGCACTTATATCAGGAGATATTTCAAAGCTAAGGAAGGTTGTATTTGACTCCATAGGTATAGTCTTTTCCGATGGCGTCGATATTTCGTTTAAAAAATCAGATTTCGATGCGGATCTAGAATTTATCAGAGGGCATCACTTTTTTGAACATCTTCAAGCTCGTCTGGGTGAGGACTTCATACTTCATCTTATAGATGACGTACGGAAGTTTCCACCACACTTAATGGACAGATCCGCTCTATTTAGGCGCGCGATGAGCTCTTTAGATATTCCCGCTTCAATTCTGAGAGATTATTTAAGTGAGGTTAGGAGTAATAGGCCAAATAAAAGAATCAATTCTTCCACACAAGAGAAGCTGGATAAGATACAGAAAAAATTTCCACTGAAAACATTGCATTTACCTACCTATCGCCGAGTAGAAGAAGATATTCGTGCCTTCAGTGGTGTTAAAGATGAAGCACCATTAGGAAACTCCTCAATTAATTTCGGAATGAGTGATGTAAAAACAAGTATTAAGAAAATTACTTCCGAAATTTTGAGCTCATCAGTAGAGTGGTTTTCTAAAATTAATGGGCAGATGCTGTCTCAACTTGTAAATGGCTTTTCAGTAACCGAAGAAATGAGAGCGTCGATATCAAGCCCTAGGGCTGTAGAAATTGTATTGGAAAGAATTGGTAAGAACATTTCACCATCTCATAAGGAGCAAATACTGTCTTTGGTAAACAGTGGCGATATTCTTAATGGGCATGAGCCATTAATTTATTTTGTAAGCAATCTACTAAAAGTCTATGAACAACAACAAGATAACGATGACGCGATTCAGCAATTTACAAAGGTGAGCAACAAATATTTAACCGACAAAGAAGTTGTTTATGATGAAAGTAATGTGACTATTGAAATCATACGAAAGAAAAATGGTCGAACTGTAGATATAGAGAGCCTATCTTCTGGTGAAAAGCAGATTATTTCGTTATTTGCACTCCTCTATCTTCAGAAAAAAGAAGACTTGGCAATATTTTTTGACGAGCCAGAATTATCTTTATCAATGGAGTGGCAAAAAACATTACTCCCCGACATAGTAGCGTCTGGGAAGTGTAAGTTTTTATTCTCAACTACACATTCGCCGTTTATCTTTGAAAATGAACTGGAGGCTAATACAGTAGACTTGGCCGAATATATCGAGGAATTGTAATGTCTAGGGTGAATGCATTAACTAAAGCCCGGGGCAATTTGTCAGTTAAATTTATGGAGTTTACTAGAGTTGCCTCTAAAGAAAAGTATGCAGTTTTCTTCGAGGGGGAAGACGAAAAATACTATTCAATAAGGATAAACAGTATAAGACCAGACATTCGATGGTCAGGAATAAATTGTGGCGGAAAAGAGAACGTAGTTGAGCTAAGGGAAAAAATCCGGGGGCACAAAACCTATTCAAATGCGCCCTGTATGTTTTTTGTTGACGCTGACTTTGATGACAATAGCACTATTCTTGAATTTCATGATGTATATGTAACACCTTGCTACTCAGTTGAAAATCTCTATATCAGTTCAGAAGCATTCACTAGAATCCTCAGTGCGGAATTTGGCATAAGTGATTCACTAGAAAATGAATCATGTTATACAAATGCAATTGCATTGTTTGAGAAAATTAAATCCGCATACATTGCCGCCATCAAACCTTTTAATTGTCTTTTTCGAGAACTTCGCTTAATGGAAAAGTATGGTGACCTAAAGGGCAGTTTGAATATCAACAACATCAAGCTTGAATATTTGGTTAAAATTAACCTAGAGTCTGTAGAAAAAGTCTACAATGAAAGAAATCCCAAGCTATTATTTCCTGATTTGGCAGATGACTTTCATGTCGATTTAGAGCCTTCCGAAATGTACTTTAATAACTTACCGGGAGAGCTTTGGTTTAGGGGGAAGCAGAACTTAGAGTTTTTTAGGGTTTTTCTTGAAAATATTAAGGCTGAAAGATGTAAAAAAAGCTCACGCAAAATTTTTCAAAGCAGGGGCAATGTAAAGTTGCAAATTTCTAAAAGCAATTGTATTTCCGAGCTTAGTCAATACGCTGATACTCCACCGTGTTTAAAAAATTTTTTAGAAAGGCAGGCAGAATTTAACTCTGCGGCATAAGTGCTAACAAACAAATTCAGGTGACGCCTTTGGTGCACCTGATTTGAGCGTTGAAAAGGGGCTTATAGCCCCTTAATTCTTACCATTGCTCTTGCGTATTTTAGAAGTTTTGAACGAGCTAGATCATGCTCTGGTGCTTCAATCTGCATGATTGCTATTGCAAATAAGATTTGTTGAGGCGCTACCCTGTCACCTGTTGGCAGGATTAACCTCCCACCTTCCATACGAAAGCCCCACCACTCATCACCATAATAGAGTTCTTTCCTACAGTGCCACCGCATCAGCCTTTTACAGATTGGCGGTATCTTCTCTCCCTCATCCCACCGTTTGACTTCGCTCACAGTTTTAAAACAAAGTTTTGCGGCTTCTTCGATGCTTAATCCGCATTCAAATTCACGAAAAACAAAGTTTTTTGTCATTTCTTTTCGATTCACTGTTAAAACTCCCAAAATCGGGAGTTTTATAAGTAATTGAAATAACTGCAACTTTTACCATAACGGCACATAATGCGCACTAGGAACATTTTGTCTCTAGGTTTAGTACGGTGGCTTTGGCCGTGTCTATTGGTGGTTTTTTGTAGGCTTTAGCGTATGTCATTGCATCATAACCGACCATCATGACATAGAGTTCGTCTGCTGCGATTTTGCGTTCATCCGGACTCACAAGGAAGCCACCTTTAAACTGCCAACCGAACCATGATTCACCTGCTTCATGTAATCCACTTTTGGCATGCTCGCGAACTTTGTGTGCCTGACGATAGACTGCACGTGTTTGGTTGATTTGGTTTTGTTGATCTTCGATTTGTGCTGCGCCTAACCGATGACCTAATGGCGTGACCAACTTGCCTTCGTCGAAGTACCAACCTTGCCAACGTTTGCCTTCAAGGCCGCTGCGAGGTAAAACCCGCTTCTCCAAGACCGACAACCAGTAATGGAAGATGCATGGATTCATGGGATAAGAGCCATTCTCCCAACGTCGCCATGTTTGCGTGCTTACACAGCACATTTCAGCGGCCTGAGTGGTCGTCAGGCCGTATTTTTCTCTGGTTGACTTAATCCAAGCAGCTCCGACATTGTTGAGCCGCACGTATTTAGTCATAACATATCCTTATCACAGTTTCTTGCTCTGGAATGCCGAGTTTGCGTTCGAATACTCCGAGCGCAGCGCTCAGCTCCTTATCGCGCTTAAACACTTGTAGCAACCGTTGCTCTGTTGCTTCTGTTGTTTTGGCGTCTTCTCTTGTATGATGTCCCTGCATTGGTTCTGCCTTATCGCTTGAATTTCAGTGCATGAACTGACTTACGCCCATAAGTCAGTTCACTTTACCGCTTTGCTTTACACCGTCATTTCCTTTAAAGCGTCATAGAATGTCCAGTTCGCCAGTGCATCCAATACGCGAGCGTTATCGCTGTCATCATCCAGACTGTCACGCTCAAGACTCACCACTTCCGGCATTTCAGCATGTAACAGTGTTAAGTATTGTTGTGCCATGTAAGCTATCAGCTTAGCACTGCGTTCGTCCGCATCTTCTTTAAAGAAGCCCACTTTACCTTGCATCTGCCCTGCCTTGTCCGCCAAGAAGTGACGTTGTAGCACGTTATGCATTTCCAGATATGACTCTGGCAGCTCAACAGCATCTAGCTCAACCTCTTCTTGTGCCACATCCATTGGGCGCGCCAACATAGACAACAAGTCATGGCTTGCATCGGCCAAAGCGAGAACCGCCTCACCTAGCCCATTCATGTTAACGTCGTACGCTGCATCAACAAGGCGTTCACGCGCATCATCGTAGCGTGTGGCTAACACGGTTTCGTCGGTGGTCTGAGGTTCATCGAAGTGATAACCGCGCTCTTCGTAACAACCTGCAAGTCGTTTCTTTTCAGAGCCGCTTAACGAGGCCTTTTCTTGCTCGAACTGGCTAAGAGTATTGCGGTTGATTCCGGTGAGTTTCGCCACGGCTGAGATGCTGAGGCCGATGTGTGTACGTGCAGCCATGAGGTCTGCACCCGTGAGTTGATTCAAGTTCATTTGTGTTTCCTTTTATCGAGTGATGCCTATATAGATAACGTTACATAGGCGGTTGCTTGGTATTGCATGCAGGTATTGGCAGTTGCATGCGACTGCATGACGCCTTTGGCAGCAAGCCGCCAGAGACAGTTACTGAGTCAGACCGACTACCCATGTTTGGGTAAAGTTGGAAGGTTTCGGCTCCACAGAGACATTCACTTCCGATAACGGGCTTACTTTGTCGAACTGAGGTAAACAAAGCGGGTCGATATCCAGTGTTTGCTCTTGCAAGCCACGTCCTGATAAGGACATGTTGGGTGTGTCGATGGTTTCGATAGGTGTTGCGAAGTGGATTTTGTGCATCTCGTAAGGCTTGCCTAGCCCTTTGTTTGAGATACCTTTGCGATGGCTAATGCCCATGTATACAACTTTCAT